AGCATCGGTGCTTTGAAGGATGAAGCCGGTGAAGTCCGCCTGCTTAAGACCCCCGACCTTCGACAACAGTGTGGTGAGCTGAGCGTTGAGGCCCGTGAGCTCGGCCTCGGCGGTGGCAACGTCGCCCATGGCGGAGGCCACGGTGTTGGCTCCGTCCGCCGTGCCGGGGCCGCCGAGCACCCTTCCCTGGATAAGAAGATCGGCAGCTCGACGGGCTGCAGGTGTTTCTTGGTTCCTTTGGAACGATCCGTTGTTGCCCGGCGAGTTGATGTCAATGCTGTTGTGCGGTCCGGTGGTTCTCCCGGACGCGTCAAAGCGGCCGATAACCTGCCCCCCGATTACTGTTTCACCTTTCTTTACGGTGGCGGCGAGGTGGCTGTAGGTGGCCTCTAGCCGGTTGCCAAGGTCATCTAGGAACTCGATGACGACGTAGTTGCCGTTATTTCCCGCTCTGCCGAGTTCTTTGACAACCCCGTTGTGGTAGCTCCTGATGGCGTTGTTCACACCGACCGGCATATCACCGCCGTTCTGGCCGGAAGCATCTAGACGGCCACTAATAGACCCCGGCATTCCGGCACCCGACCTCGGTGCCGTGACGGAGGGTTGGATCGCGGCGACGCCGACGCCAGCTTTGGCGTTCTTGACCTTCTGCTCGGCTGCGGCGATCTGGGTCTTCAGCTGCTGGATCTGGTCGCCGTAGCCCTGCAGGTTGCTGTTGAGCTGGTTGATCAGGGCCGCCTGGTCGCGGCCGGCGCCGGTGAACTGCAGACTCCAGTTCTCGGCGGACTTCTCCTGCAGCTGCCGCTCGAGCTCGTAGCTCTGCTGGATCAGGTTCTGCCGGTTCTGAAAGACAGCGGCGTCGAGGTTGATGGCGTTTTGCGCCAGCGCCTTGTCGTACTCGGCCTGGTTCTTAGCCAGCGCCGCCTGGTTACGCTCCCACTCTTTCTGAAGCTTCTCACGTTCCTTATCGGAGGGGCCGGTGGTGTTATTCGGTTTCTTCGTTGGGTTGGTGGCTTTGGGGTAGAGGATCTTTTCCAGACGGTCTTGCTCTTTTTTCAGCTCCAACGTCTGCCTGCGCAGCACTTTCATGCGATTCTCGGCAGGTCCGTCAGTTCTCCCTGCCAGGTCGCTCATCAGTCCTTCGTTTCTCTTGATGAGCTGCCTCGCTTCGTACAGCTGATCGTTTTGCCCCTGTCTGTTTAGGCGCAAGAAGCGGGTGACTTGCTCTATCAAGGGCGTCATGGACTCCAAAGCGCCCGTTGCAAAGTCCTGGAATTGGGCGCCGAGGTTGGCAAAGATTGGCCCCATCGCCACTTGCAGATTCGTGTACGCCTTCAGCAGTCGTGCTCCGGCTTCCTCAGGCGAATCAGCAATCTTCTTGGCGTCTTTCTCGTACTTCTTGAGCAGTTCGGCGGAGAATTTGACAAAGTCCTGGATGCTGACCTCGCCCAGCTCAAGGGCCTTGTCCAGCTGAGCGGGTGTCTTGCCCACTGACTCGGCGAACAGCGCAAAGGCACCGGGGAGTCGCTCACCGATCTGGCCGCGCAGTTCCTCCGCTTGGACCTTGCCTTTGCTGAACACCTGGGTGGTGGCCAGCAGAATGCCCTGCAGACGTTCGCTGTCACCGCCGAGTGCCTTGTTGGCCGCGGCCAGACCGCGGTAGACCGTCTCCATCTCTTTGATCGAGATGCCACTAGCCGACCCGGCTGCTGCCAGGCGCGTGAACTGAGCGGTGGCGGAGGACAGCGGTTCGTTGAAGTCGCGGACGACGCCGCCGATGGCGTCGAGGGCTTTTTCGTAATCCGCGCCGGCAATGCTGGCCAGCGCAGTGTTCAGCTTGTTGATTTCCGCCGTGACGATGGCGGCGTCTTTGCCCAGTACGGCTAAACCGGCCAGCCCGCCGATGGCCAAGGCGCCGGCAGCACCTGCAACGGCACCCGCCACCCCACCGCCGAAGGCGCCACCTGCGCCAGCACCGGCGGCGATGGGCGACAGGCCCGGAATCATGGTGGCCGCGCCAAGGGCGCCTCGGCCGAATGCCTGTCCCCGTGCGCGGGTGGCTTCACTCGCTCTCACCTTGGCGTTGTACCTATCCCAAGCGTCCGCGTTTTGCATGACGCGGCGACGCTCGTCTGCCCCGAACTGATAGGCCGTCCGAGAGAGACTTTCGTAGGCGGTTTGGGTCTGGGCGATCTCGCCCTGCAGCCTGTTGATGGCCCGTCCGGACGCCTCAATGCTGAGCTCTGCGTCGTTCTGCAGTTGCTTGGGCGACCGGCCGCTCGCGCCACCATCGCCGAACACCATGTTGCGGGTGGTGTCTGGATTGCGGGAGGTTTCGACTCGGGCAATCTGCTGAATCTTCTGCGCCTGGTCGTCAATCAGGGCGTTGCGCCGCTGCTGCAGCTCGTTCATCCGCCCCAGGACTTCCGCCCGGTCCTGCTCGATGCGCTCGATGCCGCGCAGCATGCCGCTGTACTCGCGGGTGGCGGCGGTCTGCTGACGAACCCGGGCCGGGACAGCGGCTTGATTGTTGATGACGACCGCTGCCGCACCACCCCCACCTCCGTCTCCCCCTCCGCCCCGCGAGCGGGATTCGCGGGCGTCTTCGACGGTGCGTAGGCGGACGGTGATCGTGCGGCCGAGGCGGTTGATGCGATCCTCAAGTGCCCCAACCGCGGTCATCGCGGCGCGGGTGTCGAGACGGACCGTCTGCTGCCGGACGTTGAAGTTCAGCGCCTTCGACAGCTCCTTAGTGCGGCTGCTGACCCGCTGGAGCTGCTGTTCGAGCTGGTTGAGCTGGGCCTTACCCTTGACCTGCAGCTGAATATCTGCGGCGTAGGCGGCCAAGGGAGTCCCAGCTCAGTTACTTCAGTCTATCGACGCCTCTGGGCCTTCTTCATCGCGGCTTCCTGCTGCTCGTTCAGATAGCTGAAGTAGCAGCTCCAGCCGATTAACTCTTCTGGGGTGACCTCCGCCCAGAGGCGGGTGACGGTCATGCCCAACTCTTTGGCCACCCCGAAGCTCAGCAGCATCCAGCTGTCCTTCTCAATCTCCTTTTGCAGTGCTTTTGGGCTCGAGGGGTTCCTCGTCTTCGGGGCTGCTGATGATGGCGAGCATCAGTTTCTGGAGATCCTCGTCGCGGACTTCGTGCTTCAGCTCGGCCAGGTCGGCGGGGAGGAACATGCGCTGGCCCGACTCGTCGAGGGCCTTGTCCACCAGCAGTTGCAAGGCGAAGGCGGCGGCGTCATCGCTCTTGGCCGTGCGCTGGGCCTTGTCCCGCTCAGCCATGGTCAGCGGCCGAGACCACAGGGTGAAGATCGTGCCGTCGTTGAGCTCCACATCCTTGCGGCTGGGGACGAGGTTGGCGGCCTTCTTCAGGCGGTCGATGGCGCGAAGGGCAGATGCCATGCAGTCGAGCAGTGACTTACTTACTTGAGTATAGAGGTGGCTCTCAATAGAAAAGCCCCGCTTGTGGCGGGGCCGATGGGGGACTCCTTCAGAGCCTGTTGTATCAGGCGAGGCTGAGGTTGAACAGGTGGCTGGGAGGACCGGACAAGCTGAAGTTGATCGAAGCCACAATCGCGTCAGAAGTGTTCACCGAGATGGAGAAACCCTCCAGTGAGACAGGTGCCTCGATGTAGGAGGACGCGGTGTCGTCCATGATGCCGCCAGCGCCTTCGATAGCGTTGACGTACAACTTCACCGTTGCGCCGGCCTGGGACTTCAGCAGCGAGTTGGCAATTAGGCGGCTGCTCATGCTGGTGTTGTCACCAGAGAACAGAACGCTCATCGAGCCAGAGCCGCTGGCAAAGCCAGGGATGGTGGTGCGGAAGCTGGCGTATTTGTCAGCTTCACCACCAGTGCTGCAAGGCAAAGTTGTGATGTCGATCGATTCGCGCTCAAAGGACATTTCCCATTCCTGCACCATGCAGGTGACGCTGAATTCGGCGTAACCGATGTTGATGTGGCCGGTGGTGTTCTCCCGGGCGGTGGTCAAGGTGGCGGTGCCGCTGAAAGCAGTACCGGGGGCCGCCTTGTCGATCGCATCGCCGGCAGCGTTGCGGCCGCCGCTCAAGGAGATGGTGCCGGCGCCGGTGGTGTAGCCCTTGCCGGCTGAGGTGATCGTGATGGCACCGGCGTTCAGAGCACCGCCGGCGGGGACGACCACCGTGGCGCGGGCGCTGGACTCGCTGGTGGCAGTAGGGCCAACACCGATCGTCTGCACCAGGCGGACATCGGTGTAGGTGCCGGGGGTGTAGCCCACACCAGCGGTGGCGGCAGCCAGGGTGGCGACGCCGGAGCCGGCTTGACCGCCGGTGTTAGCCAGGGTGATGGGCACACCGCCCTTGGTGGCGGACACGGCGATGCTGGTCTTGTTGGTGTCAACGACGAAATACTTCGTGTTGGCCGTCAGGGCGGTGTCGAGCACACCAGCACCCTCAACCTTGAACACCACGGGGTCGCCCACGCGGTAGTCGTGGTTGCCGGGGACAGTGATGTAGCGACCGGAAGGGAAGTCGGTTGCGTCGGAAAGGCAGAACTGAACACCCGCAGGCTTGAAGGTGATCAGACCATCAGAACCCGTAAGGGCACTGGTTTGGCAATTTACGGCCACAGTTGGATCTCGTGTAAACGACAGGCGGGGGCGTCTGTGACCTGCGGGGGCTCAGGCTGGCTTAATTGTAGGTAGCGCGGAAGCTGCAGCTCAACCGAGCCAGGTAGTGGGGCGTGTCGGACAGCGGGAAGAACGAGGGGCCCTCCATGCCGCGCACATGCCCGTAGGCGCCGGTGGGCGGGTGAGGGCCGCAATCGTTGATGCCGTTCAGTGCCTTCGCCGCAAGCGTCGCCAGCTCCTGGGCGCGGCCTGGACCCTGCCCCTTGGGGGTGTAGATCTCCACCGTGACGACGCCTCGCAGGTGCTCGAAGTTCTCTGCCAGCGACTCCTCGGTGGTCAGGCCGAAGTCCACGCGCACCACGGCGTGTTCTTTGGCGGCGCCTGAGTCAGGGAAGATCTGGTTGTCGACGTAGACAGGGACGACAGGGGTCGTCATTGTCATGGCCGTCAGCACCGGCTCCTCGAACAGGCGGCGAACTTCCTGCAAGCTCATCGGAACCTCCTGAACACGTTGGTGAGCGTGCTGTTGATCGTGCGGTCCAGCTGCCCGCCTTCACGGTAGATGCCGTACCAGTTCTTCACGGCAGTGCGGCCCGCTTTGTCACCTCGCTGCTTGCCGGTGGTGGGCAGCACGTCCATCGCAAAGAGGCGGTAGTCGGCGCGGTTACCGATGGTGTAGCCGCCGAGGTTGGGCGAGGCGGGGATCTCGATGTCGGTGATCTGCCGCTGGGCGGGTGTCGGCCGCCACGGTTCCACCAGGGCGATGTTGGCGGGGACAGCCCGCTGCCCGGGGAGCACCTGCCAGAGCGTTTCGAACTGTCCGGTCCAGTAGGGGCCGCGCTCCTTGAGGTCGAGCACAATCGCCTGCGCCGCTTCCTCGAGGCCCTGCTCCAGCGCCTCGCGGATGTCGGGGACCAGCTGGGTGAGCCGTTTCATTGCGGGCGGGCCACGCAGGCGAACAGCACGGGGTTGTCGCCGCGGAAGGTAACCGGGTTGATCACCTTGGCGTGGATGGTGGCACCCGCCTGCTGGTACTCAAAGCTGTCGGCCGTGGTGATGTAGTGGCCGCCGATCTGCGCGGGGTCGATGAAGATCTTCACGTCGGTGGCCTGATACAGCCCCTGGTACTCCTCGGGGTTGATCTTGGTGATTACCACCTTCACCGGCGTGCGGGTGCTGGTGTCGGCGATGGTGCCGGTGGAAGGGTCATAGTTGCCCGGCGCTCCGCTGGTCACAA